ATGGTCGCCTCTTCGTCGCCCCCCGCACGGGGGGCGTGGATTGAAATGCTGCGGGAACCGTATACTGGCGTGTGCGCTGCACTGTCGCCCCCCGCACGGGGGGCGTGGATTGAAATGAAAACTCAAAGTGCCAATCAAAGATGCACACGGCAGTCGCCCCCCGCACGGGGGGCGTGGATTGAAATTCGTCCCCGGTCAGAATGGGAAGCACTCATACAGTCGCCCCCCGCACGGGGGGCGTGGATTGAAATCGCCACCGCCGTGGCCACCGACGACCTGATAGAGGTCGCCCCCCGCACGGGGGGCGTGGATTGAAATCTGCAATTCCAGTTTGTCTTTCAGGTTCAACACGGTCGCCCCCCGCACGGGGGGCGTGGATTGAAATTTTATCAGCCATTCAACCTTATTATCCTCGCCCAGGTCGCCCCCCGCACGGGGGGCGTGGATTGAAATAATTAAAAAACAAAAACAAAGAAAGGAAAAAAGTCGCCCCCCGCACGGGGGGCGTGGATTGAAATACGCCTTGTGCCGCGGTGATTTCGCCGTCCGTCAGCGTCGCCCCCCGCACGGGGGGCGTGGATTGAAATCTTTGTCTCCTGTTTTGTCCATCTGTAAATAGTGTCGCCCCCCGCACGGGGGGCGTGGATTGAAATAGCTACTACCCCTCGCGCTCGGGTGGTGTTGTCCGTCGCCCCCCGCACGGGGGGCGTGGATTGAAATAGACACATCATGGTTGTGACCTTCGACACCATCCACGTCGCCCCCCGCACGGGGGGCGTGGATTGAAATCCGTCCGGCAAAAACAGCGGGCAGGCGCGGATGAGTCGCCCCCCGCACGGGGGGCGTGGATTGAAATTCTATCACCGCCGCAGCGCAGGGCCAGCCGTAGCGTCGCCCCCCGCACGGGGGGCGTGGATTGAAATGTTTTAAAATCCGACGCATTTACAAGGCCCCGGCAGTCGCCCCCCGCACGGGGGGCGTGGATTGAAATCTCGCAGGCCACCTTCCGCCCGCCGCGTATGCTCGTCGCCCCCCGCACGGGGGGCGTGGATTGAAATTTCATAATCAAAAAAACAAAAACAAAGAAAGGAAGTCGCCCCCCGCACGGGGGGCGTGGATTGAAATATGGCTTTTTATGAGCAATAGCTTTGCAGCACCGGTCGCCCCCCGCACGGGGGGCGTGGATTGAAATGCAAGGACGATGCCGTAAGCCCCATTTCAATAGCGTCGCCCCCCGCACGGGGGGCGTGGATTGAAATCGTGCGGGAGCGGGAATTAAGCAATGCTTTATCCGTCGCCCCCCGCACGGGGGGCGTGGATTGAAATACCCACAGGTTAGGTGCATGGTCGGGGTCGTTGGTCGCCCCCCGCACGGGGGGCGTGGATTGAAATAGGTAGTCCACGCCGCCTATGGCCTGCGCCACCTTGTCGCCCCCCGCACGGGGGGCGTGGATTGAAATAACGAGAGCGCGGCGTTATATTTATAGCGTTTCTGGTCGCCCCCCGCACGGGGGGCGTGGATTGAAATGCCCGTGGGGCCCTGTTCTCCCTTGGCTCCCGCGTGTCGCCCCCCGCACGGGGGGCGTGGATTGAAATACGGTATAAGACTTGTCGGAGCCCTCGCTGTCAAGTCGCCCCCCGCACGGGGGGCGTGGATTGAAATTCCCCTGCCTACCATTTCGGCGGTATCATGACTAGTCGCCCCCCGCACGGGGGGCGTGGATTGAAATACCGCGTCCGCGAACAGGGCCAGTACGCCGCCAATGTCGCCCCCCGCACGGGGGGCGTGGATTGAAATCCCTCTCTCTCACCTTATAGCATAACCCCGTATAAGTCGCCCCCCGCACGGGGGGCGTGGATTGAAATCTCGCGGCGCTCCTCTGACTACGCGTGCTACGCGTGTCGCCCCCCGCACGGGGGGCGTGGATTGAAATAATTAAAAAACAAAAACAAAGAAAGGAAAAAAGTCGCCCCCCGCACGGGGGGCGTGGATTGAAATTCTGCGTCCCGTTGGGCGAGACGGGCCTGATTAAGGTCGCCCCCCGCACGGGGGGCGTGGATTGAAATCCACGTCCGCCATCACATCGGGCGGTATTTTTTCCGTCGCCCCCCGCACGGGGGGCGTGGATTGAAATCTTGCCTCCTGTTTCTGCCGCCTCCATGCGCTCATTGTCGCCCCCCGCACGGGGGGCGTGGATTGAAATCGCCATAGCTTTGGCTATGCCGGGAAATGTCTTGGTCGCCCCCCGCACGGGGGGCGTGGATTGAAATTACTCCGTGGTTGTCGCCGCAGCCTATCATGGTCAGTCGCCCCCCGCACGGGGGGCGTGGATTGAAATGAGCTGAGCATAGACCAGTTTTTCAGGGCATTTTCGTCGCCCCCCGCACGGGGGGCGTGGATTGAAATTCAAGGCAATCGCCCTGATCTGGCTCCCCGCCATGTCGCCCCCCGCACGGGGGGCGTGGATTGAAATATCGTCAACGTATCTAACCCTGACTATGACAACCGTCGCCCCCCGCACGGGGGGCGTGGATTGAAATCATGATGGAAGGTTATAGTATATACAGGATGCTCAGCGACCGCGCCAAGGACCTAAAGGCCAAGGCCGACGCAAAGTAATCAAAAAGGCTTATTTCAAAGGGCTGTCCACCGGGCCGCCCTTTTGTGATACAATAAAGCAAAACGAGATCAACGGAGGCAGAAAAATGGAACTTGAATATACGTATGCCGATTACGCGGCGGATAAGGCCATTGAGCTTATAGGCATAGACAGCCCGTCCGGCTACACGGAGCGCGCCGCACGGTGGGTGCAGGAGAGCTTTGAGATGCTGGGCTTCATGGCGGAGCGCACACAGAAGGGCGGCGTGCTGGTTACGGTAAAGGGAGGCAGCGAAGACGGCCTGCTGCTTGAGGCACACGTGGATACACTGGGCGGCATGGTAGCCGAGGTAAAGTCAAACGGCAGGCTGCGCATAACCAACATAGGCGGAATGCAGCCAAATAACGCCGAGGCGGAAAACGTGCGGGTGTATACCAGAAGCGGCAGGGCTATCGAGGGAACCTGCCAGCTCTGCAACGCATCTGTACACGTGAACGGCGAATACGGCGATGCGAAGCGCAGCTTTGACACGGAGGAGATAGTGTTGGACGAGGACGTAAAATCCGAAGAGGATACCCGCAGTCTTGGCATAGAGGTTGGGGACATAGTTTGCTTTGAGCCCCGGGCGAGGATAACAGAGAGCGGGTACGTAAAGAGCAGATTCCTGGATGACAAGCTGTCCGTAGGCATACTGCTGGGCATTTGCAAATACATCAGGGAAAGCGGCAGAGAGCCCCAGCGCCCGGTGTACGCCCATATCACGGTATATGAGGAGGTAGGACACGGCGGTTCCGCCTCGCTGCCTACGGGCGTTACGGAGGCTATAAGCGTGGACATGGGATGCGTTGGCGACGGCCTTACCTGTACTGAACGTCAGGTATCCATCTGCGCCAAGGATTCCGGCGGTCCATACAGCTATGAAGTGACGGGCAAGCTCATTGAAGCCGCAAAGGCCGAGAAGGCGGATTACGCCGTTGACGTATACCCGCACTACGGCTCCGACGTGGAGGCAACGCTGAAGGCGGGATGCGACATACGTCACGGGCTCATAGGCGCGGGCGTTTACGCCAGCCACGGCTACGAGCGCAGCCACAAGGACGGCGTTTACAATACCCTGAAGGTGCTGAAAGGGTATCTCGGAATATAGCGTAAAAACCGGAGGTCGGTATGGCTGAATTTCGACTCTTACAGGACAGGGATAAGGAGCAAGCATCTGCCCTTTGGCAGGAGTGCTTCGGGGATAGCGACGGCTTTTGCCGCTGGTTTATGTCGGAACAATGGAATGGCGAATACAGCGTCGCAGCCGTTGAGGAAGGAAAACTGGTATCCATGATACATGGGCGGCCGTATACCCTCAGGATAAGGGGGCGCGCTATCCCTGCCGTCATAATGTGCGGCGTAGCCACCGCGCCGGAATACCGCAACAGGGGACTTATGCGGCGCTGCATGGAGCTTTTTGAGCGCAATGCGCGAGACAAAGGCGCATTTGTGCTGTTCCAGTCCCCGGTAGATTTCAGGATATATGAATGGTGCATGCAATATCCCTCCTCCGCGTCGGGTATGATGGAGTTGAGTGAGAAGGCCAGGCTCAGAGGTTCCTGCTATGCGGTGGATTCCGCCTGTGACGACAGCTTTGCCGCCGAGCTGCTGCCGCTTTACAACGATGCGATGCGGAACTGTTCAGGCCGCGTTATGCGCACGCTGGCAAATATGCAGAATACTCTCCGGGGCTATCAACCGGACGGAGGGCGGCTGCTGCGCTATATAAAGGAAGGCAAAACATTGGGCTATGCGCTGTATTACGGCGCCGAAAAGGAAGTGAACTGCATTGAGTTCATGGCGAGGGGCAGGGCGGCACGGGGGCTGCTGAGCACCCTCGGCGCTATGGCAAAGGGCAGGAAAATGATGGTGCGCGGAACTGCGGAGCTGCTGCTTATGGGCGTTCCAAAGGGAATACGAGGTAGTTTGGCGAATACCACGGCAATGGGAGCGCTGAATGTACCAGGGCTTTTACATGAGCTTGCGGGCTTTGACGATGTGACTGTGGAGGTTACCGATAGCGTCATACCGGAGAACAACGGCGTGTTTACATTCGGAGGAAAGCCTTCCAAAGGACCTGTAGATATAAAAATGGACAGCGGGCGGCTGATGCAGCTTTTGTGTGGCTATGCCGACATCGCGCAGCTGGAGGGACAGGAAAAGGCGGAAATAGTAAACCGGCTGGCCGCCCATAAGCTTTTGGACAGGTTGCCAACGTTGCAATGTTTTACTGCGGAGGAATATTGAATAATACAAAAAGGCGGCTTTCGCCGCCTTTTTGTAAGCTCAGTGTTCAATATTAATCATCAATCGTCGCGGGTTCGCCATGCAATTTCCGCGTCAAGGTTCTTGCGGAGGGTCTCGTTTTCCTTTACAAGATCGTCGTAGTGTACGCTCTGAACGTAGAATTTATCAAAGCCGAAGGTAGCTTCCTCAAGCTCATCATCGGTATAGCTGGGGAGCAGGGTGCCGCTCTTGCGGCGTAGACCCATGGCGGTTATAACTACCAGCCGCCTGTGCTGCTCGGAGAGCTGAATTATCTTGAGACTTTCGGGTATCTCGAGGTTCAGGCCGTAAAGCTCGTTTACCCGGCGGAGGAGAGGCTGCTGCTCGGGCTTGATAGAGACGATAACACCGTATTTTGCGAACAGTTCCTTGAGATAGTCCGCAGATACCGGCTCGCGGGTGATGGTGCTCTTGCCAAGGCCCTCAAGCATGGTGTTGGAAATAGAGAAACTGACGTAGGTTTCGTTGCCTGTCTTTGGGTAATCCATATTTCCTCCTAAAAATTTGTTTTGTTATTATTATCGGCAAGCCGACAAGATATAATTCAGATTTGATATTTTGATGCTAACACTAAGTGCAACTTATGTCAACTACCGATATTTTTTCTACAAAAATGCAAATGTTATCGGCAGCCCTGACCAACATCTATTTGACAAAAATGCCTTCCGAGCATATAATATATCTGTTGTATATCTCTCCGTAGCTCAGCAGGATAGAGCGTTCGCCTCCTAAGGCGGAGGACGTGCACTCGCCAAGAGCCCCTCGATTTTACACAAGCGCCATTAGCTCAGCAGGATAGAGCGCACGCCTCCTAAGTGTGAGGTGACCGGAAACCAAACGGGCTGAAACTTTGGAAAATCAATACATGTCTCCGTAGCTCAGTAGGATAGAGCGTTCGCCTCCTAAGCGAAAGGCCGCGCGTTCGAGCCGCGCCGGGGACGCCAAAACCACCGAATTTCCTTGAATATTTGGTGGTTTTTTCTTTTTGACATTTCGCTCACCCATTTGTCATCTTGTTCTTGCCCACAGTTCTCTCGCCGAAAAGACTGCTAATCGGAAAACGAACCGTTTTGAGCAATTTGCTAATAGATTTTGAAAACCTGCTAATAAGCATCATTTTGCTGTTGCGTTAGGCAAAGTGATGATTCTAGCCAGCGCATTGGCCAATTCGGGCGACTTCTGAAGCTGATCGATCAATCCGGCAAGATCCAATCCGGGCGTCGTTTCCTGCGGCGGCGCGACATTGCGCAAGTCGGGGTTGGCATAAAACATGGACTCAAACTTCTGCGCGTTTACCTTACGGTCTTCATCAAGTATTTCCGCATAGACCTCCGTAACCATGTCGGCCTGCGCATGCCCCGTATCGCCTTGGGTAGCCTTGATGTCGCCGTGGTTCAACTTGAGTTTGTATGTTGTGCTCGACTTTCGGAGTGAATGAAAGACTACATCCGGCAAACCTGCGCTTTTCTTGAGACGGACAAAGCTCTCCTCGATTAACTTTCCCTCGCATGGACGTCCATTGGGCAGTGTGATCACGAGATTGTAGTCAATGAACTCCTCTCCCAGCATTTCCTTCAGGTTATCCTGTGATTTTTTCCATTCACGGAGGATATAAGCCAGCGTCTTGGGAATCCATATTTTTCTCACACTGCTTTCGGTCTTTGGGACCTTTAGAACCAGAACCGTACTCCTGCAGTTAGACATTATTGACGGGAACTTAAACAGAATGCCCTTATCCTCCAACTTCTCCATCGCTTGCTTATTTACCCGGGCAAGTTCGCAATCGACATAGAGATGCGCGTCATCATTTGCTATGTCGGCATCGCTGATATGCACTCTGTCCCATTGCAGCCCCAGTATTTCACCCTCACGCATTGAACAAGCAAAAGCAAGATTCATTGCAAGGTATAGCTTTGCGTCAGTGCATTCGTCCATTGCTTTTACAATCGTCTGTATTGTCCACATTGCTCTTTTCTTCGCAACGTGCTTCGGAATGAGCGCCCCAGAAAACGGGTTGCGGCCGATCACTTCCCAGCGCACTGCCTGATCAAAGGCACAACGGATCAGTTTATGGATCTTTTCAATGTTCGCCGGAGTCAGTTTCTCGGTTCTGGGTTTTCGGCCATTGCACTCTACCGGCTTTGTTCTTTCAAGCTGCTTGTAAAACCGGTCTACGACGATCGTGGTTACAGCCTGCATCTGCATGTCTCCAATAGCGGGATTGATATAGTTTTCAATCAATCGCGTGTTAGTGGCATAAGCAGATACGCCCCATTTCCTTTCTCCATAAAGCGATACGAAATCGCTAAGGAAATCTTTTACAGTAGTCTTCTTGGGAATAATGAAGGTTCCCTTGTTCTGTGTATACTCCACTTCGGCCTTTCGACAACCAGCAGCAGCACGCTTTGCCGTTCGAGTCTTTTCCTTTACACGTTTCCCAGTTGCTGCTTCAATTTCAGACCTATCAAGCTGATCCTTCTTTACTGTTTCCCATTTCTGCTTCTTGTTGCCGTCTTCATCCTGATAATAATAAACAACTGAAACAGAGTTGTTTCGTTCAACAATCGATGCCATACATTAAGTCCTTTCTTGACTGCTAGTCAGATTTACTATCTAACCACTCGTCAAAGGACTGCCTTGACACTCTAATCGATGAACCAATGCGGACTGTTCGGAAATGCCCTTCCTTAATTAGCCTGTATGCCGTGGCATTACTGACGCCCAGAATTTTAGCGACCTCGTTGACACGATAGGTTCTCTTGGTCGAAGCATCTCCTTGGTGTTCGCTATCGGTAATGCTACCCATATATCCTCCCTTCTTTGCACGGCCGATAACGTCTATGATACCTATAAATATTATACATTGAGGCGTTTTCGGCTACAACAGTTTTGGTATTTGATTAAAAATAATCCCCAACGCTCCGCTGCTATTGGATTCACAGCGCTGCGGTACTCGCAGGCTCCTGTCATTCCTATGACAGGCCGTCCCATATACATGGCTGGACGGGTTTACGGTGCTCCTTCCATATGTCTTGGCGGGGCAGGTAGCAAGCCTGCCATTTCGCATTTAATGCCGCTCGGTATTGAAGGCCGACGCCGGGGTGCAATATGCTGTTTTCAAGGTGCTAAAGCACTGCATGGTTCGCTCGCAATGCTTTTGACAGGGTGTCCCTCTCACTTATTAGCAGGTTTTGAGGTCAATATTTAACCCCCCAAATCCAAAATTGTGCAAAAAAAGACCGTCCCGGGCGTTCCCAATACGGGAATGCCATAGGACGGTCTATTGCTGTTACGTTATTTGCTTTACAAAAACTCGTCGAGGTTGTCCAGCATCCTGCTGACTGCCGAGTCAACAGCCTGCTGTGGTACAGCGGGCGTTTGCCGGGTCTGAACCTCAGCCGGCGGAGCTTGCTGTCCGGCATTGGACACATATTGCTGGATCATGCTCCGCACGATCTTCTCCAGCTCATCGCGCCGGAACAATTCCCGCCGAACTTCGATCCGCACGACCGCACCGGTCTCTATGTCGGGATGCCGCTCCAGATATTCGCAGACGGCCCTCACAATGAAATCGCTCTTTTTGTGCTTTAGGCTTTCCAGCGTTTCACCTGCCTGGATATACTCCGGTGAGTTTGCCGCAAACTGAAGCGAAAACCGGTAGCCGTCCGGGGTTTTCATATTACGCCGCCCGCCCTTCGGGTCAGCTTCTCAAGCTGCGCCTGTGCGAGCAGCTCATATCCGTGTGCGTTGGCTCTGGTGTCAGGCTCAAACTCCACAGAACTGACAAGGGATGACGCCTTGATAAAGGAGCGCAGCAGGATCGACCCGCCGCCCACGAATACGGCGGGGTTTGTCCGCAAGTCCACCTGAAGTTCACGGAGCTTGTTGAGCATATCAGCGGCATATTTATCGACCTCTTTGCGAACAGCGTTTTGTATCTCGCCGTCAAGCACGGTGTTTTGTCCCGCAAGGATTTCGCAGATATGCTCGTCGTCGATGGATATGTCATAAAGTGAGTTCACCTTGCCCGCGATATGGTTGGTCATGGTGATGACACCCATGTTCAAGCTGCGGCAGAACTCCATGTCCGGCTTGCCCTTGCGAAGAAGTAACACATCGCTTGTGTAACCGCCAATGTCGATTACGAATGTGCGGGAAGTGGCCGTCATTTCCTCCGCTCTCTGCACAACGGCGCCAAACGCCTGCGGGTATACAAATACATGGTCGAGCATCAGGCTGAAGGGCTTATCGTTGTAGGTGAAGCGCACCGTCTCCTGCCTGCGGAAATACTGCGCGAAACTGTCCTTGAGCATTCCATAATGCTCTGGAGGCAGTCCCACGGCGAGATCGATATCCAGTGTGGAAGTAATCTCTTTGCGAGCCTCCAATTCCTTCGATATGGCAAACAGCGTCAGCAGATAGAAACGGTCGTCCTTCGTCTTGTCCCGCATAACGGGCAGCCGCTTGCCAACGAGCGTCCAGTACCGGCTCTGATACTGGATGACGTCCGCTGCCATGGGCGGTTTGGTGGGAAACTCCTCAACGCCTGACACGAAGCAGGTATTTCTTGTTTTAATCTGGGCGTTGCCGTGGTCGATTCCTATAATCATTTTCAATTCCTCCTCAATGTTTTCATAGTATTACACCGACAGCAATGCGTTTTTACAACGGTTTCACGCATTATCGGCATGGAAAACGTAAAGGGAGCGCCGCATATAGCCGCGCTCCCGTGTTCAGGTGGACTACTTGTTTTTCTGTGCCCAGACGTAATCATCGAGCCCTTTGAAACGGGGATCCCATAGGTATGTGCCGAACTGGAATCCCAGCTCTTGCAGCATAGCCGTTAGCCTCCGAAAATCCTTTTGCACATGGCAGTTGGTCATCATGTCCATGTCAAAGGCGGTCATGACCTTCCTTACACCTTGCTCCCGCATAAGCGCAAGTGTTTGCTCAAGGTGTGCCAGCGAGCTTACGCCGGATACCGCAACGAGCGTCATGCCAGTGAGATAATGCACGATATCAGCCTTGAGCGGGCCTTCTATCAGCAGTATGGTATCCTGCGCGTCGCCTGCGATGTGCGTCCACGCCTCCGCGCCGCAGCCGTCCTGCAGTTCGGCCGTGGACAGCCAACGGAATTTTCGGCGTGTCACGTTGTCCAGACGCACCTTTAAGCCCTGTATGCGGCCATAATAATCCCGTACCGGCAACAGCATGCCGCGTCTGGTTCCATAGTAGGCCCACGCGCCCTCTTTTCGGTAAAAGCCCGGTACGCCGGATAGATAATGTCCTTCAGAGAGCAGCTGCTTCGCAATCGCCGCATAACCGCCCGCAGGCGTCGTTCGGTAAAGATTTTGTTGTATCACCTCGTCGGTCAGCCCGCGGGAAAGTAGATTTTCACGATGGTCGGAGGCTAAAGATAACCTATTCAGAAAGGCGCGATAGGTCGCATCCCGCTCCTCGATACCGATCAAAGGGTATTCGTTTACAGCCGTTTGCTGCTTTCTGCGCACGGAGTTCGTTTTCACGGATTGTGCGTCGATCTCCAGCTTCTCCATGATAGCCTTATATGCCTTTGAGCGATCCACCTTGGCGTAGAAGCCGTATAGATCGAGCATTCCGCCCGAGAACCCGCATTTCGGACAACAAAAAGCGTTCTTAACCAGGTTAATATTCAAATGCTTTTTATTGTGCGTATCGCAGCAGGGGCAGTTGATGTTGTAGGAAGCGCGACCCGACGGCGGATAAGGAAGATTCAGAAGAACAATGATGTCCATCATTGAGAACGGCAGTTCGCCATCCATTCTAACCCCTCCCGGCCGGATCATGCGGTTTTCAGCGCATGCTCGCAAATCAGTCTCGCGGCTGCCGGAATCTCCGGGTGCTCGTCGTTCTGGTATTTAGTCGCCATCCATTTCAAAAAACCGGGGTCGAGCATGACAAGCTCGCCCAATGTACGCCCATCATACTTCTTTAGCGGACACAGCGTTTGCTTTGCGGCCTCAAGCGGGTCAATGGGTTCCGGCAGCGCCGGCGCTTCCATTTCAAGGTTTGTTTCGCTGCGTATCGGTTGCCCTGCCCCTGCGCTTGTACCAGCCGCTGGCAACTCATTGGTTATCGGTAAGGCCGGTTCTCCGGCCACTTTGAACTGCAGGCCAAACCCGGCATGCCTCAGCGCGATACCGATGGCGGCAGTCTGCGCCCATTCGCGTGGGGAGGCGTTGGGCGCTTTTTCCGAATAGCTCCTTGAAGCCGAAGCTTCAGCAAGGTAGCTTCCGTCGGGGTCTGCGTAATGCTTGTAGATACGGGCATGAGCGACGATGCTGTCCTTGTTTGGCCCGATCTCGGCATTAACGGCGATGCGCCCCTCCGGGTATTTGAGCCGGAACCACGCTTCCTGTACGGCGACAGGAATGCCTGTGATGGGCTTTCCGTCAAAACCTTCATATTCCTCGACGAACGCAGAAGGGTCAAAACCCTCCACTGCGTTGATTTGGGAGATCTTATCGAGCATAGCATCGCGGCTTTTGGTGCTGGTTTCCATAATCTCACTCCTTATCCTTGTTATTGATGGGCAGCATGGTCTCACGGTAGGCAAGCCATACGGGCAGCACGGTATTGATGACCTTTGTAACATCGCCCCTGTACTGCTGTGGGTCTTCGGGCATATAGGCCGAGAAGCGCTTGCGGTAGTCCATTACAATAGAGGAAAACGCCTGCCTTGCTGTGTCGCGGGCTTGCTGTATTTCCGTGTCCTGTGAAGGCCGATAGCGGCGTTCCGTAAGAAGATGGCTCACCAGCGCGTCAACCGCAATATAGTGAGCAGACAGTACCGGAAGCTCAGCGCTTACAGGTGCAGTCTGCTCCAGATTACGGAAGCATTCCAGCACCTGTATTCTATACAGCAGCTCCATGCAGGCAAAATACTGTTCTATCCCTATGGGTTTGTCATCCGCTGCTGGCGTAGCAAACACCTTTTGCAGATTACGGTATTGTTCAAGCGTTGTCAGTATAGCTTCACTCCTTTCAAACATTTATGGCCTTTGCCTCGGCTTCGTTGATGCGCTCCGCCAGCATGGTGCCGCGCTTTTCGGCGTCCACTCGGCCTATTGCTATGACCAGCGCTTTGCGCTCGCCCACGATGACGACATGACGCTTGGCTCTTGTGATCGCCGTGTACAGCAGCGGCCGGCGCAGCATGATGTAGTGCGCAGTTTGCAGGCTTAGTATCACGGTGTCGTACTCCGAACCTTGAGACTTATGAACCGTGGTTGCATATGCCAAGTCCAACATGTCAAGCTCGTTTGGAGCGTACTCCATCGTTCGCCCGTCCCCAAAGTCCACATACAAAGTGCTTTCTTCCTGTGTGTGGAGTATGCCGGTCACGATCCCAATATCGCCGTTGCTTATGTTGGCGACGTTCTGCGTCTGCATAACCTTGTCACCCTGACGGAATATGCGTTTTCCATAGGTGAGTTCGGATTTTGACACAGACGGTGGGTTCAGCTTGTCCCGCAGCCTTGAATTGAGAGCGTTTACGCCCGTCGCGGTTTTCGTGCGATACGGTGATAAGAGTATCACGTTATCCAGACCCAACTCCTTGACCCTTTGCAAATAAACATCTTCAAGAATATCTGCCGAACGGTCAAAGTCGCCGGATTCGATCAGCTCGAAGTCGGGGCCGTATTCCAACGCCAGCGTACCGTGCCGTATCAGCGAGGCATTGACCGCAATACGGCTGCCCGTCGATTGACGGTAGACCTTGTCGAGCTTTACCGAAGGTATTGCGCCGGATTCGATCAACTCATACAGCACGCTGCCCGGCCCCACGGAGGGAAGCTGGTCGGCATCGCCTATCAGGATGAGCTGGCAGCGGGGCGGCAAAGCGTTCAACAGATGCTTGGCCAGATGGATATCCAGCATAGACACCTCGTCGGCTATCACCAGATCGGCGTCCAACATGTTCGGTTCTCCAAACTCGCCGTCAGCATCTGCAAGCAGACCCAGCGCCTTGTGAATTGTAGAGGCCGATTGTCCTGTTGCCTGCTCCATGCGCCGTGCCGCTCTTCCGGTTGGTGCACAGCAAACGACGGATCCGGAAGGCTTGAGCTTCTTGTAAATCTCCAATATGAACCGCTGTATCATGGTCTTGCCCGTACCCGGACCGCCGGTGATGATACTTATTGGCGAGCGCAGGCAAGTCTTTACTGCCTGCTTTTGCTCGGCTGATAATGTTACACCCAGCTTGCGCTCAAAGCGGTTGATCTCCGCATCCAAATCAATGCGAATACTGAGGTCGCCCTGACGGATGCGTTCCCGCACCCGCATGGCTACCTGTTCCTCCGCTTTAGCCGTCAAATAGCGGTAGGCTTGATCCTGATACAGTGTGATCTCCTTGCGGTCGAGGAGCTCACGGCAGCGAAGCCTCACCATTGGCTCCGTAACCGCCGGTGTTTCAAGCAACTCGATACACTTGGCCAGCAACATCGCTTTAGGGATGCAAAGGTTGCCGGCGTTCTTAAACAGACTTCCTCCGTTTTCTGCCTCCTTGAGTACATGCAGCAGTGCCGCATCGATGCGCTCCTCCCCACAAGGGTCGAAGCCAACGCTTTTTGCGATCTCATCGGCGGTTTTGAAGCCGATACCGCGTACCTCACAGAGTCGATAAGGGTGCTGACGAATGATGTCAGCCGCATCCCGCCCGTAGATCTTGAAGAACCGCACGGCACGTTTGGGCGCTATGCCAAAGGGCGACAGCAGCGTGATGATGTCCCGCGCACCCCGTGTCTCCATATAGGAGTCAGAGATGCGCTCCAGCTTTTTGGGGCTGATGCCGCGCACTTCAAGCAGCCGTTTTGGTTCTCTGTCGAGGATATCCAGCGCTTTATCACCGAAATGCTCGTAGATGCGGCGGGCAGTCTTTTCACCGATGCCCTTGATATAGCCGGAGCTGAGATAGGCGATGATACCTGTCTCGGTAGGCTGTACCACCTCCTCAAACTTCGTGACAGTGTATTGATCGCCGTGCTTGCCACGCTCCCAACGACCCTGCATATCGTAGAGGACACCCTTTGTGGTGGGCAGGAAATAACCCACCGCTTTAATCTGCCGAAGCGTTTGTCCCGATCCGTCGAGTATCTTTTCATGGGGCGTGTACACCGCCACCATGAAGCCGGAAGGATTGGGCTCGGAAAGTGATTGCGGATAAATAACCCGCTCGTAACTGCACAACATGGGTTCCCCCTTATCCAAGCAGTTCTTCTGCGCTGAGCGACAGATACTGTGCTTCCAGTTGATCTTTCCATTTTGAGATGATACGGCCAATAGTGCTCGCATCCATTCGATTTTCCGTAGCAGTACTCATACGTTGCCTCCTTTTTCGACTTCAAATGAGAGCACGGTGATGGGAAGCGTGTCCCAATTAGTCTCCCTTGGGTCTTGTATGCCAGCCGCTTCAAGAATTGCGCTCTGTGTTTCGGGCAAGAAATCTCTATAATAGATATCAAGCGTTCTTTCCATTTAACTCCTCCAATTTAAAAGGAGAGAGCGTGAGCCCTCCCCTTCGTCAGTTATGCTGTCATTTCGTGACGGCTGCGATTTTTATGCGGCGCTGCGAAGGCGGGTTGAGCACCTCGTCATATATGACGGGGTACAGCTTTTTCAGCTTCTCGCCGTTCACGCGCCGCTGGTTCGAGGAAATATAGTCGATTTGAAACCGCTCAAGGGGCGTTTCCAATACGCCATGCTCATGCTCCTGCATGGTTTCTGCAATTTGCACCGATAATGCCGTAACCTCCTTTTCATTTTGTCTGATAAGTCGTCCCAAATCCCTGTTTTCCTGCTGCAAGGCTGCGATACGCCGGATCTGGCGCTCATGTTTCCTTCCAAACTCGATCGTAGGAACAGCCAAAGTACCTGCACCGTATATACGGGCAAGGGATTTCATGGCAAGCTCCGGCGCGACTTCCGACATATTGGGTGGCCTGTTATCGTGGATACTCTGTATGAAGTCGGCAAGGGTGATGAATATCATTTCCTCGATTATCAAATCACGATAGATGCGGCGTATGGCGAAATCGTTTTCGCCATTGCCCCACATGCAGGCTATGTCCCAGAAGGGCAAATCCCGCACACCCATGTAGAACCGACACTGGTATTCATAGTGCATGGGCACCTTATCATCCTTCCACTCATCAGCGTTGTAATAGGTGGTGGATTTACATTCCAGTCCGCCGGCATCCTTGGTGTCCCGATCCTCCATACTGTAATCCACATTGGCCAACGCCCAAGGATAGAGCGCGTGCTGATACAGATAGGTATCCGTGATCACACGATGGCCGGTGCGAAAAGCGTACATCTGTGCTACAACAGGCTCCAGCAGATGCCCCATTTCCTTCTGCCACATGTTTTCGCTCTCATCCGGCATGAGCTTACCGGACTTTTCAAGCCACAGGTCGAGCGGCGTTTTCCACGGGCTGATGCCAAAGATGGCCGCCACGTCGCTGCCGCCGATGGCAATGGGGATCGAGCCGTCAGGCCCGTGCGCCCTCGCCGCAAGCCAAGTCCTTCTGTCCATGCCCGCGGTATCGCACAATATCTTCGGTGCTGCCATCAGTAACTCACCGCCCCGGGCAGGTCATAGTCGCCCCAACGCAGCGTCAGCGCGCGGGCGATGGATTCCTCCACGGAGATGAGCTTGCTCTCAGGCACATGACCCGTTTTGAGGATGAACAAGATCTCCTGCATGGCCATGTACACGTCATGAGCGGATGCGGGTGTTTCACCCACCGCCATGCGGAATATTTCAATGGCCTCCATGGCTGCCGCCTTGGGCATGGCCAGCTTCTTACAGGCCAGCGTCATGGCGTTGACCGGATAGCACAGCGTCAGATCGAGCAAGCTTTCCAGCTTTTTGATGGTGTCGGCGAACTGGGCAAAGAGCATATCCAGCGAGGAATCGAAATCCCGCACCTTGGTCTGCCGCCTGTGATGCACCGATACCACATTGCCGATGCGTATAGGGTACTGTCCGCCCGTAAGCAAAGCGGATACAGACGCTGCCGCAACGCCGACATCCGAGGTTGAGAAGCGCACGCCCGGCGTGAACTTGGACGCCAGGTGCTTCTGCCCGTGCGAGATGAGCGCTTTGTCGTAGGTTTCAAGCAGCTCGTCACGTTGAGCGGGAAACGACCAGGAGGCCGTCGCCAGAGAATGATCCGCATACCCCTGCGCGAATATGTTGCCGGGGAAACGCTCGTTCAGCTTTTCGGAAAGCGAAGTCATGAGTTCGTCGATGGGCAAGATGGAATAATCCCGTTCATCCCCGGAATGGAATGCCGCCACCTTTTCGCTTCTCACCAACAGCAGCGCTTCCGATTTGTGCAGTGAAAGGCATTCGTTGAGGATTCCGGCGAGCTTGGGCTTTTGCAGCTTCGGAAGCGCAGAGCCTCCGATCTTCGCCCTGTCGAGTAGGGATTTGTAGGCGGTGTTTCGGATGGGCAGATACCCGTCCTCTGTCAGCAGCGCAAGGCCAAGGTTCCTTGCCGTGTCGCTGACGGCCACCTGCGATACGTCCGGGGCGAAGGCTTTGTCGTCAGTGTACAACGGCGAGGCCTCGTCCAATGGCTCGATGTGCAAGCCGGATACCGTCCTGCGCGCCCACCTGCTTTCGCGGGTCTGCCGGGCATGATAGGTCTGCATTGCGGCGTAGTCGTCGAAGGTCGTGTTGAAATCGTCCAAACAAGGTTGCATTGTGGTTCTCCTTTCGTATTTCGGCGGTGAACCCGCCATGATATGCAAAAGGCAGGCCCCCGTTGGAGTCCTGCTTATGCTCAAGGATAGGATGAGCTGGAACAAAAAAAGCGCCCAGAGGCAATATGCCCATGGACGCTGATGATACTTGGAAACTGTGCCTTTCCAGCGGAATGGCTTGGATACTTTACACAAGCATTATACCATCGCCGTTTTCATCCGTCAATGCAAGCCTTGCTCGGCTTCTACTCAATAATCTCCCGCACCCGGCCAATCTGGCCGTCCGTCAGCATGACCTTGATACCATGCGGGTGAAAGCTGCTCTTTGTGAGCAACCGCTCTACAACGCCCTCAGTCAGCTTACCCGTGCGTTGGTCTGCCTTCAGCACGATTTTGACCCGCGCGCCGACCTTCACATCGGCTCTGTTATGTCCGTTCATCCGTTTCTCCTATTCGATCACCTGTATTGGCTGACATTGCCGAGTACGTCCGCAACGGCAGCTTCGACCTGATCGGCAATCTGCTTCGCTTTCGTCTTTGCAATGCCAATGTGCTCCGCTATGGCGAGAATATCCTTTCTGGACGGATCGCGGCCATTGCCGTTTACGCTGGTGGCATGCTCGCCGCCCAGCGAATTGCTGTAAGTTAGGTCGTATGCCGGAGAAAGCTTCCACGCCTGCCGGTCCTCGTCATATAAGAAGGTGAAGTTTTTGGAGTGGTCGTCCCGATTATGCGCATACACGTTGAAGCACATGAGCCGATACATCTTTTCCACTTCGGAGTAATCCTTTGTCATCTCCAGCGTCAGCGTCATGAGCGTTCTATAATCGAGGTTCGGTATGCGATGCGAGGTTTCCAGCAGCGCGGATACGGACAGCATGTGGACGCGCCTTATTGTGCTATCCGGCCGCTTTATACGGTCGAAGCGCTTTGTGCCAAAGTATCCCTCACATCTTGCGGATGGAAACAACCTGGTTTCAGCCACTTCCAGACCGCATTTTCTTGCGCACTCACAATAGCGGTATTCTATGAGCCCCGCATCACGCCTGTCAATAGACGCGGGGAATTTGACGATCCAATCCTCGCCGTCTATCTTGGTCAGTATTTTGGGCCGCGCGCCGCCGGATGAACCGCCGAGCCGGAACAGCATATCCAAGTCGTTTGAGTATTCGGACTCCAATACCTTTCGGCATTCCTCCGCCATGCGGTCATAATCTATTTGCGCTTGCTCCGTTTTCCACTGATGCACAGGCCGGTATGTCAGCGCACCCATACCGGAATCGCCCACGATGGCCAGCCGGTTCAGCATATCCACCTCATGCGGGTCAACATGCTCACGGTTGAGCATCCTGTCTACGAGAAGCCGGCCCCAGCCATCGGGAAGGCTGTCGGCAAAGGTGCCGAACAGCCCGTCGAAAGGGTCGGGTTTCGGGATGAACACCTTCTTTTGCAGGGGCAGGCTGAAAGGGCTGATGGAAAAGCCTTCACGCAGCCAGCCTTCATTGTATTCAAATGCCACAAGACGCCCCTTGTACAGCGCCAATGTTCCGACCTTTCGCTCGCCAATGAACGCTTCCAATACCTTATACCTTTCCATCTATGATCTCCTGTATCGAGCGTATTTCCGTTTCCGCGAACAGCTGCTCGAAGCCGTCCGCACAATCCAACACAACAGCGATTTTCAGCAGCGAGGTCAGAGAGATCTCACCGATGCTTTCAAACCGCTTGATAGACCCGTAGCTGACGCCGGATTTGTCTGAAAGATCCTGCATGGATAGCTTCTGCCCCTTCCTGCGTTTTCGCACATTCGCTGCAATCAGTAGTCTCAGTTCCGTCGGCGTTTTCATGGTGTCATCTCCTTACAGCTAATATTTTAACCCATATCAGCGACATAATCAAGTATTAGTTAATATGTTATCCGCTGCTTGTTTGAACTATACGGAGACTCCACAAAAAAGTGACCTGCGATCAGGCCGCTTCTTAACTATATTGTTCTTGCGTTGTTCACTCTGATTGTCCGATATGACCTCGGACGCAGAGCATATCCGCCGAATCATCCGGCATAGGAGCATTACATCCGCCAACGCTCTCCCAATCAACACGAATGCTCTCGTCCACATATTCCTTTTGATCGGGCAGAGGCATCTCGGAATCCAACGCAAGGGCTGCCGCTTGTTCAAGAGAACCGGCGTCTATGCTCAGAACACCCCATGATTCCCAGACAACCGGAATCCGATAGGTTTGGTAAGGCCTGACCATATCCGGCGCCATGATGACGCAATCGAGGATTATGTCCTCCAATGTCTTGGGCTCGTCATAGAGGTCCGAAAAGACCGCCTCCAGTTCTGCGATCTCAGCCGGGTCATCCGGCGGGTCAAAGTTGCAATATAAGTCCGGTGTCTCATTCTCCGTTTCCTTGTCAGCGCCATCTCGAACTTCGTATATATATCCCGTCAGCCCCTCATACTCACTTTGGTCGGTGCCGACGACCGATGCGCCGATCGTATAGGTGACGCCTGCGTGTTCAAAAGTAGCGCCATGTCGGTTGATTATCATTTTTCACCCTCCGTATTCTAAGTAGCGTGTGAGTGGGATTTGCGTCCCGCTCCCTTGTTTTGTCATCACTCATCTGCCTCATCGCGTAAGTACGCAAACGTCTGCTCCAGACGTTCGCCGTCATAATCGTCGATGCTGCATTCGCCAGCTTCGCCGAATATGTCTCCGGCAAAATAGTTACCCGGCTCTTCAAAGTGGAGTTTGAAGGAGAGCTGGGGAAATAGCTCTGATGCCTTTGCAAGCCAGTACTTAGGCGGCGACCATGCTGTATCAAACTCTGTCTCAATGGATGCGCACCCTTCCATCCAGCCGAGGTCGCCAACGGTGATTTTGTCGTGGTATATATCCCATTTCGTACCCCAGTTGGCAATATTCCAATGATAGCCGTCCATGCCTGGAACGGTTCTGCCAGTCAATGCGTACAGCAAAGCGTTCTCAGGCTGTTTGTTATGCGCAGAATAACCCGTCGCCAAGACTTCCGGAGGCGTTGGAATGAGCGCATTGAAACAAAAATACGGCGTGTCCTCCGGCAGATCCATCTGTCTAATTAGCTTCTCCCATTCCTGTGGTGGGTAGTGTGCAGGGAATCCCATGCTGGATTCCACGAACCGTTTAAGCTCTGCGGCATTCCCGGATACCGTCAGTTTATTCATGCACCAATTTGGCATACTTTTAATCCCTCCTCAATTATGATAGTCAAACATGACCACTGCCCAGTCTTCTGGATGCTCCTTCAGCGCGGCGAGAGTGTTTTTGTAAATGCGTGCCGTATACTCGTGTGCATCGTAGAACAGCGAATCGTCAATGTACCGTCCGTACAGCAGGTCTGACAACCTGTGCAGATGGAATGCTGTCAGCAGATCAAAACCGTTCTTCGGTTTATCCTCGTAATTCCGGTCCCAGATGCCGCTTGCGATATGCTCTATATCAACGCCCACTGAGCTTTTCAATAATGCAATCAAGTGGTCGATCTCACTTTTTTAAGTTTGATAGCATTCAGCTACCGCTTCATACAGTGAGTTTGGATCATCGCTGCCTAGCAGGACATTTTCCGGATACGCATCCGACCAGCGACCAGCAGTATCGGTTTCTCGCCAGTCAAATACTTCTTTGTAAAAGCCTTCTGTTTCACTTTCCGCGTGAGAGCGGATGGCGGATACAAGACTATCCCGTATCATGCTGTCAGCTTCTTTCGATACATCCGGTATGTAAACAAGAATCTTATGCAAATAGTGCATATTGCTCCTCCCAAAATATGGAGCAGGGTTTGCGTCCCTGCTCCAGTTCAGTCATGTGCGGATAAACCGCTTTACAACATTCGTCAGCGTGATCGGCAGCGTGTGCAAATCGGAGATGTCCATGTAGGCGTCTCCATAGATCCGCTCGATGCTGTCTTTATCATCGCCTATCGCCGCCGCAACGAAGCAGATGCCCTTGCGGCGGTACTCCGTCTTGATACCGCGCAGATCTTCCTCGGCGGCGGTGCCGTAATAACCGGAATCCGCCGGCTGACCGTCGGATACGAGGATCAGCAGCCGGATGTCCTCTGGACGTTTGGCGAGCTGTTCGGCAACAAACCGAAGCGCGGCACCGTCCCTGTTGTTGCCACGGGCGGAAATGTCCATCAAGCGGTAGCGGTCGAGCTTGTCGATGGAATCGAATTCGGCGTAGGAATACAGCTCGACTCCGCTGTATGCGGAATGTCCGTAGACCATCACAGGGATACCGAGCGACTGGCAGAAATCATACAGGATGATCGCAGATGCCCGTGCATAGGTAGCACGGCTTCCGCAGCCCATAGAGCCTGATTCGTCCAAGAGCAGCGCTAAAGCAAGCTCCGGCGTTTCGTTGGGAAGGCTCATCTTGGAGAACACTCTGCCGTCATTGCGCGGCAAAGAGTGTATATCCAAACGCCGTCCCATATAAAGACCTGTCTGCTTGCCGCCCCTTCGCTGGTCCTGAAGCTGCCTCGTTATGCTGCGCTGCAGCTGCTTGGATATGGCGAGCAGCGGCGGTGAAGCCTCGTCGTACCTGTCGCGCAGCTTATCGTCTATCGTACTCATCCGGTGAACGGTCATCTTGACGCCTTCATGGATGTTGCCGTAGGAAATGTTCTGCGCAAGCTCGTTAAGCTGCGATGTACGCTTGGTTTCCAGCCGTTCCTCTGCCATGCGGTTGAGCAGAGCTTCAATATCCTTGGCGGAAGCGTCGTAGCCCGCGCCCCGGTAGTCGTTGTCGCGTTCCAACTCGCCGCGGTTGGGCGTTGAAACGCTGTCCGTCTGCGTGAGCGGAATGCGCCCGCCCTCCTTATCCGTGACTTCATGCGGCTTATCGGGCGCTTCGCCCGCGCTTCCGATACAAGCGCCGTTCATATCGCTGTCGGCCGTACCAGAAGAAGCGCCGCCGACCTCGGATGGTTCTTCATCATCGGCTTCGGGTTCTTCGGCCTCTTTCTTATCGCCCGCATCATCCTCTGTATCGTCTTCTTTGGCCGGTGGTTTGGCAAGCGAAGCTGTCATACCGCGTCTCGCGCCGCGCGCCCCTCCGCTTCCCGAAGCGGGAGTGCCATTTTCGGCCACCGCGCCCGTCAGGCCGCTGCCTTCCGCCGTGGAGCCGTTCAGCGCATCGAACAGCGCGTCCAGCGTAGCGGCAAGATCGCCGCCTGTGGCTTTACTGTTCTCCTCGCAATACTCCAGATATGGCTTGATGTAGCGCCAGTTGCGCACGATGATCAGATTGACCATCTGCCAGCGTACCCTTGGGTCAGCGCAGGTCAGTCCCTCATCCAGATCGTCGAGCGAGCTGAACACAGCCTGTATGCGCTCATCCGTCAGGGCTGTTTCACCATACTTTATTTCCCCATACAGGCAGTAGCTCAGCATCATCTGGAGGATAGAGCGCCATTTCAAGCGTTCGTCCTCCTCCTGCTCGATGAACTGCGTGACGGTTTGGGTGTCCTCCCATACGCTTTCCCGCAATATGTTCAGGTTCGCACCCAGCACGCCCGGAAAGTGGTTCATCATCTTTTCTTCAATGAAGCCGTCCTCCAGGACGTTGTGCAGATGATGCGAGAGCCGAGTAAAGGCCATCTGGTAGATGGAGCCCTGCTTACGGTATTCCTCGATCTCATCCACATTGAGTCTGTGCGAAAGCTCAGCACAGACAGGGCGCTCCGGATACCAGCCTCCGTCTATCGTTTTTGTCGCATGGGTCTGCCCTGCAAGAAAATCAGTATACAGGACATGACCCAGTTCGTGCGCGAACAGCCCACAGACCATTTCATAACGCTCCTGCCGGTTCTTCTTCGCTTTTACAAGAGGCGTCGCCGCATTGATCCAAATGAGCGAATTGTCCGTATGCGCGCCCTCCGGGTTCTTCGGTTCCCAAACGATGCGGACATTCACCCTGCGGTTATAGGCGTACCGCTTGCTTTGCGCCGCAGCTATGTCAGTAAAGTGTCCCGCAAGAATGCGGGACACGAAAAACTGCCTGTCGGTTATGCTGTTGCGCTCCTGATTGAGCAGCTGCCGGACTTTTTTATGATTTACTCGTGCCATGAGTGTTCTAAAGCCTCCTTTCTATACCGCTTTACGGCGCTTTGGTGCGAACTGTGCCTCCAGCACCGAGGATATGAGCGCATAGCGGTCGTCCTCGTTGGCGGTGGCCTTGGATACGACAGTGTATAACGCCGAAGCATACGGGTCGCCGGTGATCTCCGTGGAAAGTATCCAGTCGATCAGGCTGCGCATACCGCAGGAGCCGTCAACAATGCCGTTCTTGCGCATGAAATCGCTCATGTCGTTTACGACTCTGACCATCTGACCCACCAGCACATCGTCCTCACAGCCCGTCACGCTCATGGCGCGCTGAGCCATGACCTCCGGGCTTGGCAGTTCGATGTCCTGCGCTAGGCTCATTCGGTCGGTGACGCTTTGGTTGAGCCCGCGGCAGCCTTCGTAGGCGATGTTGGTGGTTACGACGACGACAGCGTCCGGGTGCCTGCGGATGACCTCGCCGGTGGGGAGCGTAATACTGCCCGTCTGCTCAAGCAGACTGTTCAAGCCAACTAAAACGCCCGGCTGCATGATGACCGTAGGCTCCTGCACTTCACACACATACCCGTATTTCAAGGCACGGATGAAGTCGGTTTCCACATAAGTGTAGGATGGGCCCTTATCCTTAGGCTTTACATTGCTCAAAAGCCGCACCTTGTCGGTCACGGTATCCAATACCACGCCCATGCAGTCTTGTGATGTGGCGTCCGGCTTTTTTGCGCCTGTCAGCTTCTCATATACGCCTTCGGGGTCGTAGTCCATGTCGTCGAGGCCGGGCAGCTTCATTAGCGCTGCTACGTTGGCATAGGTAATCCCACCCATGCTCAACAACTGCTCACGCTCCTTGTCCAGCTCAGCGTCGCCCGTTGTCGCTCTTGCGGTATCGGGAAACACCTGCCCGACAAAGTCAAATATCTCGGTATTAGCGGAACAAGTATACTTGACATACGGCAGGCCCAATCCCGCTGCAATCGCCTGTGCGCCCATGGTCTTGCCGGTACCAGCAGGCCCGCGCAGCAGAAAGTTGCGCATGGGCATAGCTTTTTCGCTGGTCTTGACCGCATGCTGGCAGATGCTTACAACCTCCTTAGGGATGATGTACCATGCGGGGAGCTTTGGCACCAGGAGCTTTTCTCTGGCGTTAAGGCTGCGGCCGGGGTTGATGGGATACTGCCCGACAAAATCGCTGTGCTCGATCAGGACGGCGGGCTTGTACACAGGCGCCGGCCCTGTCTGGGCAATGATGGAAAACTCGCCGCACACAACTGTCTGCGGGATATACTTGCCAGCGTCAAGCTGTGTTTTGGGGATACGGGTCAGATTGCCCGTTTTGTCGATGTTCAGCTTGATGTGCGCGGAGCAGGTATCGTCCTTGATACGGCGATAGGCGTTATCGCAGAGTACGGCCATAATGTTTCCCGCCTTCACCACATCGTGCAAGCCCAAGGATAGCTCTGTACGGTACTCTTCAAGGTTTTCCGCAAACTCCTCATCCTCCGCAAACGTAGGCATCAGGGAAAAGAGCAGCGCGCTGCCGTCACGGCCGCTTGCGGTCAAGGTATAGATCTGGCTGACCTCGGTGTTTTTGTCGTACTCGATGGCCATAATGCTGCCGGTGGCGGGGTCGTACACGACCAGGTTGTAGGCGTCCGGCGACGCGGAGGACTTATACTCGGCAACACTGCGTCCGTCCGATATTCCCAGTGCACCTTCACCGCTGCCATCCCGGCAACGGCAAAAGGCGTTCACGGCCTTTATCATGGACGGGGAGAGCGTGGCTTCCGTGCCGTCGCCATAGGTTGAGCTGACCTTCACCTTTTTGCTTTTCAACGTATCAAAGGGGGGCGGCAGCGGACGGTTGAACGCGAACAGCGTTTGTGTGTTGACGCTCATATTCGATTTCCTTTCTATTCTTGATATCAAGCAATCAATGCTCATGTCCCATACGCGCTGACGGATGTATTTCCGCCATCACGCATGTTCCCTAAGCATCGCTTACTTGAGGTGTTGCGATGGCGACGCCATCATCCATAGGTTCTGTGTCTGTGAAGTCGTGTTTTTCAAGCTCGGCGCAAACGGCCGGCCAGCTTTCCTTTACCGGCAGAACCGACGCCGGTATCACAAACCGGTCGTCCCCACGGGCGATCGCTTCGTTGCACTGGTCGCTGAGATAACTGATATGATCTTCCACCCATTCAAAGGCAACAAGCTCATAATTGACGGGCATGGGCGATTCCACATCCTCTTGTGTGTCCGTTTCGCCCTGCGATTTCGCTTCCGGCGATTCGTTTGCATCGTCCTTCGCTTCCTTGGACGGAGCCGCTGTATAGCTGAGATTCACGAATTGAAGATCCGCCACAGTGACCTGCGCCCGGCGAAACCCGCCCGCGTGGTTGAGGATAATACAGAGTTCTCCACCCGCATGAAGCGTTTTCTCGGGGTGAGGCGTTTCCCATACCCAGCGCGCGCCGGGATGCTCGCACAGTACGGCTTCAGTTATGCGCCGCTCAAGGATGGTAAACGCCATCCTGATCAGGTCGCGTTCATTGTCCGGCACAGACGGGGCGGCGGGCGGCGGAAGTATAACCGCTTCAGGTTTTCGCAGCGACGCGAACAGCAACACGACGGCCGCGATGACAGCGCCTGCGAGCGCCAGCAGCAGGATCGGCCACAGCCGGGTGATGAAGCAGAGCAATATGACGACGCCGAGCAGGGTCAACGCCTCATACGCTATATGTCGCTTTTTGCTCTTGTCCATACTTTGGATATTTTCCTTTCTCGTAAATTGAGGACGGGATGTAGATGTGGATCTCGTTGCTGAAGCTAATGCGGCTTCCGTCCGCCCGTTTACGGCTGACGACCGCGCAGGCCTGCCTGGATGGCAGAAACAGCCGGCCTTCCCGATACCCGGACTCGGTGGCGGCGCCAAAAAGCGCCTGACCGAATACGACCGTGCCGACGTCGTTGTCGGTATCCGATTTCACAAGCACAAGCGACTCGCAAAAGCCGCTTGGCGTCGTGTGGATCCTTACCGTATACTGTCGGCCGGTCTTTACCGCGAGAGCAAGCTGATTGAGCTGTTCTCCTGAAAGCGTGCCTCGGCTGCGCTGCCGGAGCAGTGTGATGAGTTTGACGGTCTTTTCCTCCTCGGTCTTGAACATGAACGATGTGTTTTTCAAGAAATGCCCTCCTTTCCCCAAAAAATAAAGCGCACGCAATCGGTGGAACCATTGCATGCGCCATTTTGGCAAGTATGTGTTTTAAGGTCGGTCAGGTCTCGTCAGGGTAATACGAGTTGCCGCCGCCAAACGGCTCATACCCCGTAAAACCGGGAAGCTGTTCCGGCGGCAATGTGGACTGCTCCTGTTTATCTTGAACGGGAACTGCCTTTTGTGCCGTCTGCGCGTCCTGCTTGGGAAGCGCGCTTGCAGCGTACTCGATGTTGACGGCTCTGATGGTCGGCCATGTGGTGATCTCGCCGGTCTCCCGGTTGACCCACGGCTTCATATCGAAGTTGCCCATCACGTTGATGTGGGAGCCCTCCTTGAGGTTCATCCTCCGCACGCGCTCGGCAAGGTCGTCGAAGGCGTTGACGTTGAAGTTCACCCAGCGGGTTTCCTTATCGGCGCGCTTGTCATACACTTTGCAGCCGATCTTGAAGCTGAGCATGCGCCCATCCTCGGAAGAGTGGAATGCCGGAGCGCCGCCATACCCCTTGGATATGACCGCGTCCGTTACCAGTTGCAGCATCATTGTGGTCGTCTCCTTTCATTTTTAGGTAATAAAAAAGCGCCAAACGGCGGATAGGCCGATTGACGCTAAAGTAACTTGGAAACTGTGCGAATCCATACGGATTGCTTGGAAACTTACAGCGTAAGTATATCACGGGGATTTGGGTTCGTCAATGACGGAAGACGTCCGCTGCTCGATAAGGATGTAGTCGTAGATAAGCAGCGCCCCGTCCCGTTCGTATACCTTAGCGCTCTCCTGGATATAGAGGCGCAGCTTTGCGCCGGCTCTATATCCTCTCCTGTGCTGTTTGAGCTGTATGCGCAGGATCTTCCCGTCGGCTTCCAGCGTCACCGTCTTTACGCGCTTGAACAAAATGGACTTCGTGACCTCTGCGCAGACGCCCTCCACGACCACATACCGCTTTTTGTCGGCTATATGAAACAGCCAGACTGCGCATGCGAAGCTGAACAGCATAAAGCCAACGCCTGGCAGCACAAGCAAAGCGTCGTATCCCATCAGCAGGAATACCACGCTGAACAGGAGAAAGGCGCAGCCCATCAGGCCGCGCCGCAGGATCTGCCGCTGAAGAGCGGCGGGGATCGCTTTGAAACCGTCTCGTATGCGCATGGAACACCTCAAATCAGAATGATACGCCTCTTCTTCAGAAGGCTGAGCAGAATGCTTACCGCGCCGGGCAGCGCCGGAGAAAGCTCCATCGCCGCTTCCAGCGCGCCGTCGAAGATATTTTCCTTCGTATAGATCAGCTCTACCACGCGCTGCCGATTCTCCGCGCCCAGGTATTGCGCTTTCGGCTCAATGCCCGCTTCGGCCAGCTTAACAAGCTCCGCCGCGGTCAGGCGCAGACCCGCCTCCCTGATCCAACGCAATAGCCGCCTTTCATCGGGTTCAAGCCCCCAGTATGGCAGCTTGCGCTGGCGCGGCGCGATCACGCAGTTGACGAGTATGCGAAACACCTCGCTCGTGAACTCCTTGCCCGGCTGCGATTCGACGAGTCCAACCTTCTCAAGCGCGGCCAAACGCGCTTTTCCGAGATACTGAACGCCGGTATGCCCGGCCAGCCAATCCCGCGCCTGTTCGTTTTGCAGCTCATGTATGCGGCCGCAGCGGTTGATCGTGATCGCGCCCCGGCATTGATTTATCAAAAGACCTTTGGATAGATACAGCATATTGAAGCACCGCCTTATCTTGTTCTTGAACTATTACACAAGCGACGTTTCGGTTTTACAACAGTTCCATCAGTTTATCTGCACGGCCACCACCAGTAGCCGGCCGTTTTTGCCAAACCCGCCGGACCTGTCGCAGGTCACGAGCGTCAACAGTCTGCCATCGGCAGGGGCGTAAACGTCGGTTTCAAACAACGCCCGCGCCTTGAGCGACTGCACAAAGCTGAGGAAGGCATCATCGGATATGAAATCCTGCTGGAGAAAGTTGAACTGCTCCAGCGTGCCAACGTCCAAGTGGCAGACGGCAAGCACCTGCCATGTTCCGGTTCGATAGGGCGTATCGAATTGGAGGGTTTGATGCTTCTCCCAATAGTTCTGCTTCTTGTATTTCGTGAGCTGCGAGAACATAAGGCTTGACGAACCACCCATGTTATGCCCGAATACGATGGTATTCCGATCCAGCGGGTTTAGGTTGTTCTGATAGTCCATGAAGATCGTACCGCAGCTCGCTTCCTTCCGTTTGAAGCTCCTGTTCAGGTAATACTCGTTGTCCTCCGCCTGCACAACAGGGTAATTGACCTTGGTGCCGGGGATATACAGCCAACCCGCCGTATCGTTGTTTTGAGCAGTCAGGGCGTCAAAATCAACAGATACCCTCTGCTTTGTCTCATTGCTGCCCGCATCGGGAGCGGGTGCGCTCGTAGAGGGCGCAGACGTGGTGGGCGTAGATGTCGAGGGCGTGGTTGATATGTCCGGCTCGGCTACTTCCTCCGGCGTGGCGCTCTGCTCCGGCGTTGGGCTCGGCGGCGCAAGCTCTATGATGACAATATCGTCGTCCGGCCGCAGCACATCCTCCGCGATGTCCACATAATCCGCTTCATATCCCGCATACTCATTGGCTTCGATGACCCATGCGACGCCAAGCGCAATGGCAGCCGCAAGCAAAAGGCCCATCGCGCACAGCAAAATGATTCTCTTTTTATCCATACCGCACCTCACAGCAGCTTCATAAGCACGATCGCCAGCACCACGATGACGATGGCCGAAGCACCCACAACGATGATCTGCTTGATAAGCCCTTTATCCAGCTTTTCTTTGAATGCGCCGTCGTCCAGTGTGGGCGTATCGTCGTAGTACCCATCGTAGCCCTCATCCTGCGGATCGGGCGGCGGAGCGTCTGGTCGGCGCTTTATGGGCTTGGGCTTATGCTTCTTTTTCTTGGTTTGCGGCGCTCTTTGCTTAGGTTCTTCCTTGGGAACACCGCTTACGGGTATCGTTGCGCCGCATTCCATGCAAAAAGCGGCATCATCCAATATGGACGCGCCGCAATAGGGGCAATACCTCATTTCAATACTCCTCCTTTTCCGGTCGTAATGACCGGCCGCTCAACAGAAGTTTCGACGCTAGGAGTATAACACAGGCGGATTTGCGTGTCATCGGCGAGAACCCGCCATCCGCCTGCCAGTAATATGACAAGCCCTTGCGGCTGCCTTTTGATTGAGATATACTAAGCCCGTAAAGTATCCAAGCCCTTCCGCTGGAAAGGCACAGTTTCCAAGTATTCAAAGCGTCCTTAGGCTTTATGCCTCGGGGCGCTTTTTTCATATAGATTCGGCCGTGTATTCGGCCCATAACCCATATCTTCGGAACGCGCACGCGCTCCGTTTTTATATGCCAAATTCAGCACAAAAGAAAGGAAATCGAACCATGAACGCACAGGAAAAGCGGCTCACGGAAGAACAAAGCGCATTTGCGGAAAAGCATCATCATGTGGTTATGGACTTCCTGCGGCGCAAACGGCTCCCGGAAAGTGAGTTTTACGATGTGGTGATCTTTCGGTATCTGAGGGCGGTGCAGCTCTACTGCATCAATCCCCAACTGCGCAGGTACAAATTCGAGGCTATCGCCTTCAAGGCGATGGACTGGCAAATGAAAAGCTACTGGCGCAAGGCCTATAAAATGCCTCATAAGACGCGGAGTCTTGATGAACAGCTTGCCGGCAGCGGGTTGACGCTTCACGAGGTAATACCCGCCGATGGCTTTGACGCAGGCGATGAGGCTTGCGACAGGCTGACAGCGGAGGCGTTGCTCGCGGCGTTGTCCGACGAACAGCATACGCTTCTTGGCCTGCGTCTCGACGGATATTCCATTAAGGAAATAGCAGGCCGCATGGGCATATCGTGCGACCAGGTCGAGGATACGTTTTCATGTATCCGAAGCATTGCGACAGCGATGGCATAACGACCCCGCATTACATAAGCGACAGGAGGTGAAACCGTCTTACAGAAGGACAAATCGTTCTATCATCCCTATCTGATCAAAAAAGGAGTGACCTGAATGGAACAAGCAGAAAAAGCAGGCGTCCCGCGCATGAAAGAGCTTGTCGGCATTCTCAAGCGCGCCGACACCGCCTACTACAAACATGACGACCCAATCATGACCGATCGGGAATACGATGCGCTCTTTGACGAGCTGAAGATGCTGGAGGATAACTCCGGCATTGTGCTTTCCGGCTCCCCGACGCAAAAGGTCTCCGGCGAAATACTGGAAGGGCTTACGGAGGTCGAGCACACCCGCCCCATGCTGTCGGCGGCAAAGACAAAGTCCGTCGATGAGATCGTCCGATTTATCGGCAGCCACGCGGCGCTGGTTTCGTGGAAGCTCGACGGGCTCACGCTCGTGTTGCGCTACGAGGACGGCAAGCTGAAGCAAGCCATAACCCGGGGCGCTGAGGGTCGTATCGGCGAGGATGTGACGCACACGGTCAGAGTCATGCTCAATGTACCCTTGACCATCCCGTACACGCAGCCTCTTGAGGTTCGCGGCGAAGGCGTGGTCGGCTGGGCGAACTTCGAGCAGCTCAACGGCGAGTTGGATGAGCCCTATACCCATCCACGTAGCTTGGCTGCCGGGAGCATCCGCAAGCTCGACGCGACCAAGGTAAAGAACCGTATGCTGGAGTTCGTGGCTTTTGACCTGATCTCCGGCGACAGCTTCACCATGAAGCATGAGCAGTTGGCGTTCCTGTCAAAACTGGGCTTCGATGTGGTGTACCATCTCCCCTTGGGCGATCTGCCCACCGAACCCCAGAACCGTGCGGTCATAGACTGGTTTAAGCCTGAGAAATGTCCGTATCCCGTGGACGGCCTCATTGTGGAATACGATGATATTGCCTACGGCGAGAGCCTGGGCGCGACGGGCCATCACGAAAACCGCATCATGGCGCTCAAGTGGGCGGATGAGCTGTATGAAACCGAGTTTCTTGGCTTCGAGCTTGCTACGACCCGCACCGGCATGGTATCCATCACCGGCAAGTTCAAGGATGTGGTTATCGACGGCGCCACAGTTAATCGTGCCTATCTCCACAATCTCGACATTGTCGAGAGCTTTCAACTGGGGACCGGCGACAGGGTTCAGATCTATAAAGCAAACCAAATCATCCCGCAGCTTGCCGAAAACCTCACGCGAAGCGGAACGGCGGCGCTCCCCAGCGCCTGCCCTTGCTGCGGTGAACCCATCATCGTAAAGGAGACCACCGGCGGCACACGCTTTCTACATTGCGTGAACCCGGACTGTCCCGCGAAGCTGGTGGACAAGTTCGTGCATTTCTGCGAACGCACGCGCATGAACATCGAGGGCTTGTCGGCAAAAACGCTGGAAAAATTCATCGATAGGGGCTGGATCAAAAGCTTCGGCGACCTATATGAGCTGGAACGATACCACGACGAAATCGTTAAAACGGAAGGGTTCGGTGAAAAGTCCTTTGCACGGCTTCAGGCCAGCATTGACAAGAGCCGGAGCTGCACACTGAACCAGTTCATTGCGGGGTGTGGCATCCATACCGTAGGCCGAACCGCCGGACGTGTCATAAGCCGTCACTTCGGCGGGGATTGGGAAGCGTTCGAGCAAGCCATCAAGGACGGGTTCGACTTCACATAGCTTCCGGACTTCGGCCCCACCATGCATGAAAACATCTATTCCTGGTATTCCGACGCGAGAGCTGAAAAGCTATGGCGTCCGGCGATACAACATCTTAATTTCAGAAAGGAAATGACTACTATGGCAAACACGAGCAACCCCTTCTACGGTAAAACAATCGTAGCGACCGGAAAGCTTGAAAACTACACCCGAGACGGCATTCAGACCCGGCTACTACAGCTTGGCGCAAAACCCGCAAGCGCCGTAAGCAAGGCTACTGATTTTTTGATTGTCGGCGAGAACGCCGGTTCTAAGCTGGCCAAAGCGCAGCAGCTCGGCGTGGCTACGCTTACCGAGCAGCAGTTTGAATCCATGCTGGCGTGACCAGCGCTAATAAAAAAGGGAGGAAACATTATGTCAGAAAGCAACGCAATCGCAACCATCAACAGTATGGAGGGTTTTCAGCGTCTTGCACAATTCAGCACTTCTGCCGCCGCCAAGGAGCTTGCCGGGTTCAATATGCGCTTTGACCGTGTCAAAGTGCCTTCCGGCGGAGGTTTGACATTCATGCTTCAGGAGCCGGATGCCAATGGTAACACCGATTTCCGTGAGATCAACGCCGTTATCCTGACGCATCACCCCATGCAAAGCTACTTTCAAGGCAAGTATACCGGCGGCAATGCCCGTCCGGAATGCAGCAGCATGGACGGCAGTTTCGGTGTTGGCTCACCCGGAGGAAACTGCGCGAGATGCTATCTCAATCAGTTCGGCACTGCGGAGAACAACAGCAAGGCCTGCAAGCGCAAGCACAGGATCTACATCCTGAAGGAAGGCGAAATCTTCCCGATCATACTCGACCTGCCTACGCTCTCTGTGGAAGGCTTCGGCAAATACCTGCGCAGGCTGCTGACAGTGGGTAAAGACCCCAGCGCTATCGTGACCAGATTCGCGCTCAGAAAAGCAGCGAACAAGGGCGGAATGGACTATTCACAGGTGACCTTTACAGAAGGGCGTGACCTTTTGCCCGAGGAGCTTACCGCCGTGCGCAGGCTCGCCGCTCAGGTACAGGCGTACAGTTCTTCCATTGATTACGATGCCGACGAGCCGGACACTGTGAGCGGGGATGTCATACCCGATTACGATCCGGAAACCGGTGAACTTCTGACGCCTGCCGTGCAGGGCTTCTGATTTTACCATCAACCCATTTGCAGCCGGGCGTCTTTGGGCCCCCGGCTCTTCTTTTAGGAGCTTGTTTATGTTAAAGGATAAAGATTTATTTCTCAAAGCGGAGACGCAAACTGCGCTTTGGCTTCCATGGGACACGGTTGGCCAGCTTATCGGCGATAAGCTGGAGAAGCTTCTGCAAATGACATTTCACGTTCGAGCGGAATACCGCGATGCGTACTACTGGTATTGCGAGTTTGGGATGAATTACATTGATATTTTTACGCAGGAACGGCTGTTTATGGCTATTGACGCTATAGAGGATGAACGGCAGGAGATGATGGGCTGCGGCGGTGCGCGAGACGGCAGCGGTTTACCTGTCAATTCACTTGGTATGGAAGTTTCAAAGAAGATACTCTTGCTGGCACTTGGCGTTGATAATGTGTGTATTATTTCTCTGTCTACAGAGAGCGGCACGGTTTATATATACACCGTTTCGGATATAACGATTTATGAGAATACGGCGGATTTGAGCCTGCCCGTCATGGACGAGAAAACGTTTGTGCTGGTGACCTGCTATCCGTTTAGATATAGCGGTCATGCGCCGGGGAAATGCGTAGTAACGGCGCGGCGCATTGGCAGAAAGCAAGTAATCGCCGCTTTGCACCTTTGCGACTTCGCCTGCGAATGATTATAGTGTTATATATAAGGTATTTTGAAAGGAAGATTTCAATGTTGTCTTTTGAAAACGTACTTGATTGTTTTGCACTGGCTATTCAGACAGGAATCTGCGAAGTATTGCTAACTCGCCACGGATATGTGGTAATGGAGTGGGACGAGGAAGAACGTGAATGGTTCAACGTAACGCATTGCGATACTCCAGCGGCATTGTGTGAAGCAATTCTTTCGGCGTATGAAGGATATCTGCAACTCGCGCTCATCACGGATTGCCACAACCCCACCGAAGAAGAAATACGCACGATACAAAAAAGGAGCGCTGATTTGCGGCTCCTTTGCAATGCACATGGCAAAATGACGGTTATCTGACGCCGGCCTGCTCCTTTTCGCGCAGCGCTTCCAATACGCTCAAGATGAAACGCAAGGATGCTTCATCGGATATATCCAGCAAACGGTCTATCTTTTCGCGAGTATCCGTATGTGCGCTTTCATTCTTGCTGAAAACGACGCTATCCAAGGATATGTTCAAGATTTTGGCAATCTCGAACAGTATTTCAATCGATGGCTTACGATGGCCGCTTTCGATATGCTTCACGTGCGTTGGAGATACCTCCAGCTTTTCCGCCAGCTCTTCTTGCGTAATTTTTTTGTTTTTGCGCCCTTTACGGATATCTTCCCGCAGCAGCGCCAGTTCCTTTTCACACTTCACATTCCTGCTCCTATATTTATTAGCTTAGCGTACCCATATCTGATTGAAAATAAGCTCAGAGTATTTTAAAATATCTCTTATAGCTAACCATTCATGGTGCATTAAGCTATTCATAGGAGAATATGCTACATAATGAAAAGGAGATTTATTCCATGAGAACACCAACTGATTTCAGTAAATCTACAGACGTGCCCCAGAACAATAAAGCCTTACTAATACCAGTACATGAGGCTGAGAAAGACTATCCGCGTTCGCCCATCTCAGTCCGAGAGATTCTAGACGGCGCACATCAAAAATACGCTTTTACCGAAGCGCAACTCAAGGAACTTGAGGAGATTATAAAGGAGCAGGAAAAATTTTGAATCTGCCCGTCATATTTGCTCATACATAATTGTCTATCTTTATAGTGGGAGGATGAGTATATATGACCTGTATGGCAGCACCAGAACAGACATGCATTGTAAAAGTTATACTTGAACATGAGGAAGCCTTCAATTTACGGCAGCATAGGCGCAATGAAACTATGCTAAAGAAGCGCATACTTGATTTCATCCATCAGCTACGTCAAAGAGGGTTCAGGCATTTCATCATATTTATAAACACTACCGTAGACTTCTGGCTTGCGGAACTTTTATACTTCATGAATAGGGGCGATAGAAAAGCTGCTTTCTCCTATTCGCTCTATCTTACGCCGGCAGATGCGGAGAACATAAGCGAATGGGCCGTGGAAGAATACTATTTTGATGAGATTATTCGTAATGCCGCAAAGATTCATTGGTGTCGCGGCCATTGGTATATGCCGGATTCTCCGCTGATGTTGTTGGACCTGACATGCCATTCGACCTCAAACAGGTATTGCCGCTGAGCATAACATATTCTTTTGTAGGTTACATGGCGGCATGATATTATAATCATAAAATGTAGGGCGGAGATAGATACTTGGGGATTCGTTATGGATGTGCATGAACTGATCAGAGTTTTTTTGAAAGAAGAAAATCGGAAGGAACTTTCGCTGTATGCCTATATGTTGATGGGAAACAAAAACGACGCTTTAGATTTACTAAGTGATCTGTTGATCGAAATCTATGAAAATCCAAAGATGCAGGATGCGATGGATCCTATCCCTTACTTCAAAACCGTGTTGCACAATAGGGCCTGCAACATTAAGAAAAGGAACAGCCGGATGATTCCGCATGACCCGGACATGCTGTCGGGAACAGAGCCAAAGCTATATGACGATACGGAGCGGGAGCACGAGGATATGCGCACGCGGCAGGAGTGGCTAAACAGACTTCTGATATCATATTCACCTGAAATCGCCGATGCGTTTCTCAGATGCTATATGGATGGCTACTCGGTAAAGGAGCTTGCTGCGGAAATCAACATGAGCGAAAATGCGTTGTCTCAACAATTTTGTCGTATGCGAAAGAAAATGAAGCACGACTACGCTGGGGTGTTAGAAATGATGTTGTTTGTGTTAATGAGACTTTAATTGCGAAAAAGAGGTGCGGTTAAAAATGATTAGGAAAAAAGCAAATGTGCTTTCCGTTGGAGAAGAGTTTACACTCTCCCGTGCTGAAGCGGAACGAAGGTTAAAAATAGAAGGGTATCCAAGTTTGGAGCAAATCATCCAGCGTACTAAAGCAAAGGCGGATTGGCCTGACGAGCGCTGGGATGAAATACGGCGTATTGCAGCCGCAGCCGAAAAGCCGGATGCGTTGGTTGTCAATCGCAAAACAGTCTTTGCGCATATACGGCATTGTAATAGATGGGTTGCAGCGGCGAGTTCGTTGATATTTGTACTTGCTGTACTGCTTATCTTCATACCCGAAAGCAGAGCTTTTGCTATTCAAATGTATCATTCTATAATACAGCTATTCGACAGTAGGGTAGAGATTCAGCGGCCAACACAAGCTCATGTATGGGGTGAATACGATAGCCAGATTGCGGATGACTTTGCCTCCGAGTTGGAGGAAGAGCGCCCCCAGAAGCAGAAAATGCGAACGTTTACCAGCTTGCAGGAGTTTGAAAAAGCAACCGGACATATACCGTATCGTCTAAATGCCTCCGACGTTGCTTATGAGACATCGAAATACCAGAAAACTCGGCAAAACGAGGAGTGGCTGTATACATATTATACCTACGGAGATGCTATGATTGTTACGACGCAGATGTGGAATATCGTTTCAGATATTAGTGCTTTAACTAATGACTCCTATCAACTGTATACAACTGGTACAGGCAGTGAGGTTTATTATAGCACAGATAAAATAGATGGCAGTACTTGTGCGTTGACACAACTAAATGATTCAGTTCTTATGGTTAATGCCGACAGCATCGTACCTTTAGAACATATTTTACAGATATTTGAATGATATGGTCTATACAAACAAACCGACCTTTTTTCTTCAAAGGTCGGTTATGCCTTATTGCTCATTGCAACCAGTAGTTATGAATGAGTAGGAAAGGCTTAAAAGAGCGGAGTTGAGCGATGCGAATAACGGCATACTGAAAGGATCTCAAAACTAAAATACAGATAAATAACTTGCGACACATCGGTGGCAGTACAAGAAAGATAATAATGCGACTTACGGAATACCTAATGCACCTCAAAATAAACTGATATTCTATTTCAAGGTTGGTTTATCTCATCAATTTAACTTATTTGATTATATATGTCTTTACACTGCCATCGTGATTAGTTTCTCCCCTGTAATAAGCGTACAGTTTATAAGTTCCTTTTGACAGGGTAACAACTGCTTCTGCTTCAAAAAAATTTCCGTGACCGCCGTCAGAATCAGAAGTGATGTAAATTTCAGTCCCATTAACGACTTTATACAATGTAAACCCCACAGATATCTGTTCTGGCAGCCCTACGCTGGCAATCGCGTATGGGTTATATTGATTCGTTGTGCCAGCAACCTTAGGCATACCGCTGGAAAAGGCAACCGTCCCGCGTGTCACGTTGTTCCCTGCTGCCAGCGCCTGTGCGAAACAAGCAAAGCAGACTACCGCAATAAGGCAGAGCGAAATAATTGTTTTCTTTTTCAT